TTAAGGATTGTCCTGCGCTGCCGTCACTAACATTTAACCTTGCGATGTCCACCGCGTTGTCTGCAATCTTTGCTGAAGTAACAGCATCGTCTGCTATCTTAGCTGTGGTTACATTAGCGTCTGTTATCTTTGCGGTTGTTACTGCGTTTGAAGCTAACTTAGCTGTAGTAACACTTGTGTCTGCTGGGGTTGTACTTGCAGCAACTGTAAGAAGATTTATTGCTTCTACTTTAACGCCGCTTGCAGGAGCAGTAGAGAATGTAAGTGTAGTTCCGCTAAAGCTAAAAGTATCTTTGTGTTGATAAACACCATCAAAATAAACTTGAAGTGCGTTTTCAGACGGAGGTGCTGCTGACAATGTAAGAGTAGTATCGCTACCGTCACCCGTCATTGTGCTAATTGTTATAGTAGCTTCACCACCACCAATGTCACCCCAAGCATCTGTGTATCCTTCAAACTTGCCTGTAGTGTTGTTGTATCTTAACAAACCTGCTGCGTTACTAGGTCGTTGTCCTGTAGACCCTATAGGAACCTTTATTGCTCCAGTACCGCCAAAGCCTGTTAAAGTTGCTAAACCACTAGAAGGGTTATAGCTAAGACCTGTATCTGTTTCTATTCCTTGTGAGCCAGTAGCTCCATCTACAAAAGTTAAATAAACTGTTTCATCAGCAGTGTTATTAGCTGTAACTGTAACTTCATTAGAAACAGCAACTGTGCCTACTACAAAATCTAAAGTATTGTCACTATCATCATAAGTAACTGAAATATTTGTTTCAGTATTATTGCTTACCATTGCTCCAACAGTGTCTGCAATAGTTTCTGAAAGGCTTACACCGTTAACTGTAAATGCGTCTGCTTCTACTGTTCCATCAAAGAATGCATTTTTAAACTGTAGTGAACCAGTACCTAAGTCAACATCATTAGTAGTTACTGGGGCAATAAGACCATCAGCAAAAGTTACCTGAGCAGTTCCTCCGGCAGTATAAGCTATAGTATCTGCGGCACTAAAGAACAAACCTGTGTTTGTGTCCCCTGTGTTTGTTATTGCTGGAGAAGTAGCAGTGCCATCAGGAAACGCAACAGCATTAGTAAACACAGCACCACTTGCGTTTAGTTTGGTTGCAACGGCTGTAGCAATGTTATTAAATTCTGTATCAATCTCTGACCCTCTAACAACCTTATTAGAGTTGCCTGTACTTAGGCTGTCCTTAGCGGCAAAGTTAACCGTCTTAGTATAGTCTGTCATAGTATGCGTCCCATTAGTGCAAGTATGTCAATCTTTTGGATAGAGAAAGAAGCACCTTCGATGTGTGCTTCTAAACCTACAGTAACTACTTCTCCACCGCCTGTAGCATTTATTTTGGGAGTGTTTACCAAAAGACTAGCTGTGTATTCTGCGCTACCGCCATATTCACTTATGCCGTATTGAGCAGCACTTGAAGAGCCAATAGTAAAGTCTTGGCTAGTATATTGTTCGGAGTAATCGTATCCCCATTTAAAAGTTACTTCTGTAGAAGCACCACCAATAATTGTAAGGTTAAACTTCTTTAAAAACTTTAGATTAGCTGGAGAGCCAAAAGCCAAAGGATTACTAAAGTAACTTATTTGGTAACTAGCCTCGTTATCTAAGAAACCTGTGTATTGACAAATTCCTTCTGACCTACCTAAGTAAAGAGTACCGTCAACACCTCTAGCAAAACTACGAGGATTTATGCTTGACCATGTGGTTGCTCTAAAGGCTCCTGTTTCTAAAGACCTAGTAGTGTCAAATACAAATACTTTTTCAGAGGTAGGTAAACTTAACAAATAGAAAGATTCTTCGGGGCTATAGATTGCTTTAATTACCCCAGTTTGTATAGCTATTTGGTCTAACAAATCATTTCTTACGTTCTGGCTTACGTCACCAATAGCTGCTGATTTTTCTTGTATTGTACGGCCTAATGCTCTTACACCTGAGTCTGACAAAAACAACAAGTCTGTACCTGTGCTTACTACAGAGTCTCTAGCAATGCAACCTATGCCTACTACGGTGTCTTCTAAGACCATAGTAGCTGGGTTAGTAGCTCCTGTGTATATAAGAATAGTGTTCTTACAAAATATTACTAACTTACCGTTGTGTGCTGCTAGGGCCACAATATCATCAGCACCGTTAGGTAACACACTAGTAATGTCTAAAGAACCAGCAGATCCTCCGTTCCACTTGTGTCCAGCACTTAAGTCAGTAAAGAAAATTGTATGTTTGTTACCTGTAACATCAGCCGCCCAAAGCCTACCAAAGCCTGATAAAACTTCATTAGCTTGTGGTGCTGTTCCTGTAGCGTGAGAGTGGTTAGCAAAAGATTCTAATACTGAGCTACCAGACTCGTCAGTATAAATTAAAGAAACATGGCCCCTTTGGAACCCATAAGCATGGTTGTTAAGGTTAGCCCACTTCCAGTTGTTTGCTGTAGGATTGTAACCATCAGGTGTTATTTCCGTAAGTGTTGTAGTTCCAGAAAACAACCTGTTGTTACCTGCGGATAATACGGTAACGTCACCACTCTGGTCTACAAACTCAAATATGCTTTGTGTAAAAGATGCTCCTAAAACTGCATTACCGTTTGTAGTTAATACTTCAAATCCTTTCCTAGCACCAATTCGACCATAGCGGTCAAAGACACAGTTATCTGCAATAGACGCATAAGAAGGGTCTAAATCAATAGGCGAATCTTGGGTATTAATACCAGAAAACGCTGGTGCTGAAATAGTTACATTTTGAAGTTGTTGAGCCATTACAGCACTCGCCACACAAGTTCTTCAGGAAACTTAGAAGCATCAAAAGCTATTGCATCTGATAGTGTTTTGTCTGACAAAGCAAAGTGTTCTGCTGCCGCTGTGCCTCCTGTTTCTCCACGCTCTCTAGCGGCTAAAGCGTTAGCCATTTGTATTACAGGAGCAGAGGGTACTAACAAAACATCTGTGTTTCCTGATAGATCAGCAGGTCGTTTAACGACGGTAAACACTAAAGCGTAAGTTGCGTCTGGTGTTGGGTACACATCTATCTGTGTGTCTCCGTTACTGTCAAAGCCGTTGTAAGTATAGTAAAACGGTGATCCTACCTGAGCAGTACCTAAGTACTTTAGGTTTCTAAACTGTGCTGATGTTTCATAACGCATTCTAGTGTTAGACGTATCGTTTATAGCGTCTAGGACTGTGGGTCGTTCCTGCGAACCTACTAACGAATAAGTAAAGTCATTAGCTGCTGTATTAAAACTTAAATCTGCTCTCAACGCTGACCAGTCCCACGCGCTTTCTACTGTTCTTTTAGCTTCGTTTACAAACTCACCAACAAGGGCTGAATAAGAGTTTTGAGATACTGATGTTACTTCTGTTTCTCTCATACGCCTTAAAACAGCGTTTACTAAGTTTAGGTATGTCATACGTTGTACCTTTTTCTCATGTACTTTTCTAGTTCGCTAAATTCTAAATCAGGAGTTTTAAATTTAAACAATTCGTCATCAAATAAAGCGTCTGTTGTTCTAGTAGGAGAAACAGCCATTAAACCAGTAGCTTGTCCTTCGTTAGCGCCATCACCATCTCCTGTGCCATCACCGTCTCCTGTGCCGTCACCATCTCCTGTGCCATCACCGTCTCCTGTGCCGTCACCATCTCCTGTGCCTGTAGTAATCGAAGGGTCTCCTATAGTAATCGAAGGGTCTCCTATAGTAATCGAAGGGTCTCCTGTAAATAAACCTCCTTCAGTTGGAACCGGCGGCGGCTCAGGTACTGGTGTAGGCTGAGGTACTGGTGTAGGCTGAGGTACTGGTGTAGGCTGAGGTACTGGTGTAGGCTGAGGTACTGGTGTAGGCTCAGGTACTGGTGTAGGCTGAGGTACTGGTGTAGGCTGAGGTACTGGAGTAGGCTGAAGTACTGGTGTAGGCTGAGGTACTGGAGTAGGCTGAGGTACTGGAGTAGGCTGAGGTACTGGAGTAGGCTCAGGTACTGGAGTAGGCTCAGGTACTGGAGTAGGCTGAGGTACTGGAGTAGGCTGA